AAACCGCCTATCCAAGAAAACAATCTTTGTATGGCGATGACCAGCGCATTTATGTATGGAAGAACTTTTGATACTATTGGTAGAAGTAAATTGCCTATAGTTCTAGCCAAATTTGCAAAATTGGCCTGTAATAAGCGCAACTGGTTTGCAGGTTGTCCTATCGTAGACGCCATATCTCCCCATGCATATTTTGTAGATTGGAGCAAAATAATAGTCCGCAGGAGTGCTTTATCCTGCTGTCCCAGTTTTGCTATTTTAGCATCTATGCCTAACTCATATAGTTTCTCCTGCAGGTTCACATTACGAATATTAACACCGTATTTATCCAAAGTTCGGCTCATACCAACCATGCCAGATGCCATATCCTGCCATACATCCTCAAATTTCAGGTTCTTCACAGAGGCCAAATCTGCACCAATCATAGTCAAAGCATTGGACAATTTTAGCGCTGTCTCAGAAGCCACACCCATGGATGAGGCCATCTGCCCAAACGTTGCCTGATAATTCATAAGCCTTTCAGGGTCAAGTCCAAGACTAGGCATTTCGGTTGCTATTAAATTCCCATAAGCATCAGGTTGAAATCCTGTCATTTTACCTGTCAAGGCTTTTGCTCTCTCGCTGAAAGATTTAGCATAAGCTTCAGCAGACTCATAACCAGCCTTTTTCCATTCACCTGCCGCGTTTCCTGCAACTTGTCCCCATGCAGCGTCAAAGTAATTCAATGTTTCTATATAATCCATGGATGATTCTGTAGCTTTCCACAATGCTTTGGCCCCACGAATCAACAAGAAACACTTAGCATAGAACATACCTATTTGAGAAACTAAACCTTTTGTAGCTTTGGTCGCTCTACTTGCGCTACTGGAATATAAGTTTAAACCTCGGTACATCGCCGTCGATGCACTGCTAACTCTTGAACCATTTCCGGCCAGGCTTGCCAGAGCGGTTGTCATTTGTATAAGATTCTGGCTTACTGCTGGTGCATGGGACAATGTTGCCATTAATTGACTCAAAGCTACACCAAGCGCCTGAATATTTGGAATTGCTGTGGTAGCCGACTTACCCCCTAATTTTGTTATAGAAGAAACCAGATTAGCTAAACCAGTAGTATCAAAATTAAACGCACCTATCCCGTTCATACCACTCACAAAACGTAGCATCTGGTCTTTAATCGGTTTTAAATTCATTGCCGCCTGTGTTGCCTTAGCTCCCCCAAGCCTAGTTATATTACCTACAAAGCTATTTAGTCCTGTAAAATCGAATGTAACGCCTCCCACGGTATTCATATCCATAATAAAAGCCCGCAGAACAGCTGAAAGTTGCGGAAGGTTTTTTACAGACTGTGTAGCATTTATGCTCCCAAGTCGGCTCACGCTGTTTACCAACGTTACCAGTCCATTTGCATCAAAAGTTAGACCTCCAACGCTATTCATTCCAGTAATAAAATCTTTCATACTGGTTTTCAAAAACTCCAAATTTTGTGTTGCTTCTGTGACTGTTGCTCTCCCCAGTTTAGATATGGCATTTGCTATATTCGAAATCCCATCAGAATCCACATGAATATCATTAAGCCCCATCATATTAGCTGTAAACGTAGACATGGCCTGAGCCGTCGCTGCAACCCCCTGGGCATCTACTGTTGCCAGCTTATTCATTCCAGTCGTAACTCTACTAAAATCTGCCGTCTTAGTTCTGTTATTAAAATTCTGAATAGAAGCCGATATCTGATTTATTCCGAACGCAATATTGCTCACATTGGACATTTCCAGGCCAGTAATTGTGGACTGGAGTTTCATCATTTGTGCAATAAATTTATCTAGTTTAGCATCTGCACTTTGTGTACTGGCATCTATCTGGACCTTTAAATCATCAATCACATCTGACATAGTATTCACCTACCTTTTCTGAATATTAAAAAAGGCGGGTGACTGCACATCACTCGCCCTTTGGTTTACAAATTATCAGATTATTTCTCTGTCATTCACTGACAGTGGATAAATGAGCAAATAGGATATGACTCCTACTTGCCCTTATTCTCAGATTCCATTGAATTAAAGAAATTCATAAATTGTTCTAAAGCTTTCTCTTCTTCCTCTTGCTTTTCTTCTGGAGTCAACGGAGTCACTCTGACTGGTTTTTCTGGGTATTTTCCCTTTCTTCTACGTTTGACGAATGGCATTGCATTACATACTGTGGCATCTAATGCAGCAGCAACATATTGACCCATTAGCCACATTTCGTCACTACGTTCCTGTTGTCTCTGTCCATACGCTTTAATAAACGGCATCATTTTGGTAGGATTGAGATGCCAAAACGTCGCATAGGGCACTCCTACCTTAATCCCCAGCGGAAGATAATGCTCCCAAATTATTTTGTGGAAGTTGACTTCCTCTTTCGGTCTGTCGGAACTTTCGGCAATGTGGACTGTTCTGTCTCCTTTTCTGCTTCCTTGATTGCCTTCGCCATTGATTCGGACATGTCCTTCAGATATCTGTCCAGTCCGGTCAATTTGAAAAAACCATCTTCCTCCATGCATTCCTTCAAGAATTCATACATTCCGAAATAAGATGCACGGTCATCGTCTGGATTTTCCTTTACAAACTGTTTAAACAGCTGTCTTGCTGCCTTTTCATCTTCAACAGGATTATTTTCCAGTAAACCCGCATAAAAGCAAGTAATGGACAGGGACGCCATATCAGAAAACATATCCGCTGTGCTGTCCATCATCGCCTCTGCCATTTCAGCCTTTTCATCTGTTCCAGTAATTCCACGCTTCATAATGTAGCCACCAGAAACCACTTTAAACACTTTGTCCACGCAGGCCTTATATTCTGCCGCTTCAAAGGAAAACTCCACTTTATATTCATTTCCGCCAATCGTTAATATTCTCATTACAAATTACCTCCCTATTTCTTTTTATGCCGGTGTATCTACTTTTTCTGTTGGTTCAATCGGTTCAGCCCAGCCAATTTCTCCAGTCGGAGTTACGGATACTGTAGTATCCCAGGCATTGTCTACATCAGTAGCCGACCAACCAAGACTTGACGGAGTACAAGTAAAGAAAAATGCCTCGGTCAACCCTGGATGAAAAAATTCCATCCACATACGCTTGCCAGATGACTTTACGCTATCATATTCAGCACAAATGCCCTTCCACATCTCACGGAAACCATCGGACATGCCAAACGTAATTGCAAGTGCTCCACCTGGGTCTTTCAGTCCGTCAATGTATCGTTTCCAAACAGTATCATTAAGAGATGTCACGTCGTAGGTTGCAGTTTCCGGGTTGAAATCCGGTATTGATTTTGGATTTGGTAGGTCGATAAACGCTGTTGGTTTTGTACCTGCGGTTGCCTCAATCGCATACCCAACATGAATGCCTGCTGTGGAAAGGTCTACAAAATTTTTTGCCATAGCTTTATATCCTCCTTGTAATTTCATATTAAAAAAGAACCTCACCATTTTGTGGTAAGGCTCAAAGCTTATTTGGTTTCTATATTATATCGCCCTCGCAATAGGTTCTTTTAAACCTTGCAATCCAGCGATATGCTTCTGTGGTACTGGCCCTGTCTATCTCAGTCGGACCATAATTCATTGTAAATCCCATCTGCCGCATTAGCTCTGCCGCATGGAAAATCAACTGCCTGGCTTTTGTTGTTGATGTGGAATCATAAATCGTAATCTCAAAGCTGGCCAGTATGGCACACTGTTTGTTTTGAAAAGAAGTACTGGTTGTGGGTTCACCCAATGTTTTCACATATAAATACGGAAACGTTGGAGGAGTATCATTCCGAGTGGTACTGCTTCCCTTCAAACGCTTCTTCATAGTCTCATCATTCATCAGCCTAGAATAGACCAGCGAGGAAATATCAAGCATTATCTGAATACCTCCCTTGCAATTGCCGCCACCTGCTCACGAATAGCCACAGAAGCGTTGTACATCGGCATGGTGGCTTTTGTACCATGAGTATAGTGCCACTTCTCGTCCTCTCCCCAGTAATACCAACCGTCCTCAAAAGCGTGAATCTGTCCAGGGAATGTGCCGATACCATAACCCATTTCACCGGCTTTGGGGTTGTCCGATGGATTGTAGAATACGCCAGCTCCGAACTCAACGAGCAAAAGTGTATTTACCGTACCGTAATCATTCGATTTTGTCTGGCCGGCGGCAACCAACATAGCCTTACAACCATCTGCCCGTGGTTCCATCCGAATTCGTAGGGTAATGGTCTTGCCAAGGGGCGATTCACTCACTGCCGTCTGTGCCACGGTTAAACCAGCTTCTGCCAGTCGCTGGCACAGCAATTCAGTTTTACGGTGCAAGTCCTGTTTGTAATCTTGCAACTGGTCGATAATTCCTTGGATTCCTTTTGAGGACAGGTTGCCTCGAATAACTCGCTTAGCCATTTTCTTCATTCCACATGTTCTTTATTGCTTCTGGTGCCTTTCTCTCATAGTGTTCTTCAAACATTTTCGGCAGACGAGGTAACCATTGACCATTGATTTCGACATCACATGCCATAAATTCCATTTCAAGAACAGGAAGTTCACCACCAGTTTTTTTGAATCGAATCTCTCTAATGCCATCTATCGCTTTATCGTTCACAAACACTTGAGTTCCAAATCCGTTTTTTACTTCAATTCTAATTTTAGGTAAATCAGTCATTATCCATTCCCTCCGTAATCTTCTTAATCGCATACAGCGTCGAATTTAAGGACTTTGCCACCTTAACGACCTTGTAATCGGCTGTATTAGTCAGATTGCCGTCATCGGCAAATACCGGCTTCTTATCTACGAACAGCACCGACAATTCATCAATCGGCAAATCCATGTTGCAAGAAACCATCGTCTTGTCATAAGAGAGGTCAATACCAAATGGGTCACTCTGCGCTTCCCCACGGTTAGCAGACACATTCGCTCGAAACTGTACGGGGTCAACATAGCCAACCTTTGTTTCGCCGGTCAACAACGGTTCTCCGGTTACTGGGTCAGTGATAATATTACCGTCTAAATCTGTCTCATAGACCGGAATGTTGCTGGCGTAGAGTTGGTAGTATAAAGTTTTCTGATTGCGTTTTAATCCTCGCATTACTCAACCATCACCCAATCCTCTGCCAGCACATCACGAATGGACGGAACCCACATGGCATGAGAACCATCAACCGTGTTAATCTGCAAATACGGCTCACACCGGAATAAATCGCCCTCATTCATTCCCCACGCAGCCGCTGTCTGCTTATTGCATGGGATTCCATCGGGATAACCTTTCTGATAGACTACGAACAGCCCTTTTCCATTCCAGCCTTTACGAGCCATTTTTACACCGCCTTTTAATGCTTCTACTGCCGTACCGAAGGACACCAAACATTCTTCACTTTTAGCGTAATCCTCAATCACATCAATGCCATACTCAATGGCACATGTGTTTTCGATTCGGCAAACCCTGGCATTTTCCCAGCCGGGAGCGAAACAAGCCACATCAGCAGTCGCCAATAATTCCAGCGACTTAGAGAGATACCAAAGACCAGCGTTTGCTTCATTGGGAGATTCAAACGTAAAAGAGGAATCAATCACCTCAACTGGCTCTCCCAGCTTTTCCTCTGCGCTTTTAATAGCCTTTTGCCTTGCCATCAGAATTTCCTCATCCGTCAATCCATTCATTGGCTGACTGATAAATAATCTTTTCATAGCCTTTGCCTCCCGGAAATCTCCTGGTAAATCGCTTTGATTACCTCTGCGTCATATAATGCATTGTGCTTTACTCCCTCAATGGGAAGCGAACACAATTCGGCAACAATTTCTTCTCTGGACTTGTCAAATGCTTCTCTCTCGGAAATGCCATAATGCTGTGCAATGTCCTGATTTATGTCATGGCAAGCCGCACAAACATTCTCTGGCAGGTCAAACGCCGTACCGAAAAGGTCAATCAAAAGGACAAAATCATAATGGCTAACATCGGAAACGAACTGGACTGAATCAAATCCAGAAAGCCACTCTTTCAAATAGTTCTTAACCATTTCTGCACTGCCACGTACTTTCGTGCCTTTCAAATCCTCGTTCCCACCAAGGCCATTCAGGCACAAAAATTCTAATACGTTCTTTTTAATCCATCCATCACATTGAGACTTGTCATAGTCTGTAAACTCTGCATAAAAAGTCCTACCATCTTCGGCGACGCATCCGAGACTAACAAGAGTTGTGTTTTTGTGCAGACCGGTAAACTCTGTATCAAAAAAGATCTTCATGTTACCTCCACTTCCTCCCATATTAAAAAATGTGCCTGCCCACCACCATTATCAGCACACACCCTGCGCCCATCCGGGGAGGTATCGGATAGACACGCACCGTCTTAAAGGAGAGTTACCTTACTTTATTCATCTGCCTCGGCCACTTCGTCAGGATGTTCCTCCGCCCACTTATCGCACTCAGCTTCAAATGTAGTACCAGGGAATGTTTTCCAGCCCCGCGCTGCACAATACGGACAGTCATCCGAATGTGTCTTTCCTGTTCCTGGTCCATACTCCGCCATATGTGCCTTGTAATCTGTTTCCTCCTTCGGGTTCTCAAAATGAATTTTTCTGTTCTTGTAATCGTAAATCATAGTCAAAATCCTCCTTGAATGGTTTATAAGATTTTTGCCATGGGTACAACATCAAAATAGATATCGCCCTCTTTTTCATAGGCACGGCTGATTCCATTCTCACTGTGAGAACTTTCACCATCAGCCCCTTGTTTCGCCCAATAGTAAACAGCGTGTCCCGATACCGCTCAACCGCTGTCTCTTTCTCCGTGCTCGTATATCCAAACGGATACCGCTTCGCACAAACTCTTCTAATTGCTCTCTGGATTAAGATGAGCAGAACCGGATTGTCGGCTTCGCTCACTTCATCGCCAAGATATGTAACCATATCAGCCAGAATCTCCGCTTCCACTCATTTCACCTCGCTATCCTTGCTGTGCCAAAAACTCCCTTATAACATCAGCCTTTATGACTTTAGTAATGCTATACCCTAAGTCAGAAGCCAAAGCCTTAATCTGTGCAACTGTCATTTCTGACAAATCACTTTCAGAGTAAACTACTGACTTATTTTTGTCCTCTATTTCCACAGATTCCACTGACCGGCTGTTAAGGGTATAGCCTGTCATTCCCCCGTCACGGTCACTGTCGCGATAACCATGCCATACGGGTCAGGTAAAACCGGAATAAACATACCTGATGCCTTCGTCCACTTTGCCACCGGGTCTTCTGTGGCCCACATGGTAACAGTGACAAACATCTTTTCAAATGCGGCCTGATATGCAGCGTATTCACCTTCCTCCGGTGTCGGACCCCAAAGTCCGGTACCAACACGTCCACCCATTCCTGCGCTGAAGAAGGTCACCTTATTCTCATCAAAATATCTCTGGTTTGCACGACTTCCATCTGCCTTAACGAACGCAAACTGCTCATCGCAGGTAAACAACGTCAAGCCGAACTCCTCAACCAAAGTCGCCCTCAGTTCAGCCATGGTTACCAGTTTACCAACATTAATCCCGCCGTAAATAGCGGTCTGCAAGGATTTGTTCTTCCGCATTCTCTGCACCTGGGTGTCAGAAGTAAGCATATAGTTGAAAATCTTACCCTGGTCTTTGCCGATTTTCACAGCTTTCTGAATATCGCCAAAGATATCATATTCTGGATTAGACCAATCACCAAATGTAATCTTCTGTTCGGTTGGCACACCAAAATCAATCGTCATATCAAGGCTGTTTTCCTTGATTTTCATAATGCCGCGGCTCATAACCTGCCCTTTGGCAATCTTGGTTCTGGTAACAACGCTTTCAGATAAGCGTCCCATGTCATCAAATACCCACCGAACCAAACCATCATCGTCTGGCACGCCGTTAGTAATGTACATCTGCAACTGCTCTGATTGGTTGATTTTTTCCTTGATGAACAGTTTTTCGGTCAGTACCTTCTCAAAAGTCGGCCTGCTTCCGATATGAGCCTCGGTATCCAGCGCATGAACATATGCCGGCGTCGGCAGATTCTGCCCCTGCATCAGGCGATAATACTCCGCTTTAAAATGCTGTGATTTCACATCAGGAAACAGCGTATCCAGCACGGTCGGTCTCGCAACCGTAAAATTCTGTGAGAAATTCAGCCTCTCTGTAACATTAATAGTATCTAATACATTAAATGGCATGTTGCACCTCCTTAAAATTCTACTTCCGGAGCATCAAGGAAAACAAATCCCTTGGCTTCCAGAGCGCTTTTTGCTTCTGCTTCCAGTGCTGTCTTTAAACGATTGGCATAAATCCGTCCAGCCTTAATCACAGAAGTCGGACGCTTCCCATCATCCGTTATATCAACAGTTTCAAATACAATGCCTGTAGCATTCGCATCATTAGATGGGAATATCGTTCCTGCATAAATCAGTTTCTTATCATCCACCTGGGTTGCCATAGCCTGAGTAACCATTTCAGTTTTCTGTACCAGGCCTACGGCACTTTCTAAAAAATTCGGCAGAGTATATCCCTGCACAACTTTCATGTAAGCCATCTCATATCCTCCTTAAAATGTTATTGTGGGAGCCTGAACCGGATTGGTCGCCGGTGCCGGCTGTGGGTTATGTTGCTGGGAATACTGTTTCGCATATTCAGCTGCTGCGCTCTTTTCTTCTCCGCCTCCGGCCGGGTCACCTTTTCCACCTGTCCCTGGATTTGGCGTGTTATTAAAGTTTTCATTCTTCCACTGCGTTTTGTTTTCTTCATCCCTCTTGGAAATCCCGTTGACAAAAGATTCAGCATTTGTTTTTGCCGTTTCCAGATCCAGTGCTGAAAGAGCACCAATTATTCCGGAAAATTCTTCTCCGGTCAGATTAGCTTTTGCAAAAATCCCTTCAACCGCCATCTGGGTAAGCTGCTTCTGTAAATCTGCTGCCCTTTGTTCTGCTGCCGCCCTTGCCTTCTGTTCTTTTTCAATTTCCGTAAGGTTCTGCTGCCCAATCTCATCCAGCTGCTTTTGGAGCTCCTCTGCCTTATCAGCTTCCTTCTTCCACTTATCTGCATCTTCCTGATACTTCTTAACCTCGCCATTATGCTGATTAAGATAGTTTGTCACCTGCTCATCTGTCGGCTCTGCAACTCCCAATGCAATTAAATTCTTTTTAGCCTGTTCTCTCGTCATGATTCTTCTCCTCTCTAATCCACGCTTTTGTTACCGCAGGTTGCGCCTGCCGGATTCTGCCATTTATCGGATGACTCCAAATTTTGATATAAAAAAAGAAAAGCCTATTCAGCTTCTCTTGTTTTAACTGTTTCAGTTTGCTTTGCTTTCAAAAGCCCCATTGCACGTTCTTTTTCAGCTTCAATGTCTATCTGCTCCTGGGTCTTAAAGATAGTATCCATATAAGGCTTACTTTGCGTCCACACTTTTTCTGGGTCTCCAAACAGACCGCAAACAGTAATCGCAATTAACGGATGTATCTTATTTTTCAACAGATAATCCAAAGCCTGCGCCTTAATCAACATATTGTCAGTAGAATTCCTTGTAATCTTCACATCAAAGTCCCTGACAGTTAACGGAACATCGTTTGTTGTTTGATTTATGATGTTCAAAACAATTCTGGCATGTTTTTTCTCTGCTTCAATCGTAAATGGTTCATCCAGTTTTGCCCGCTGTTCTGCAAAGTCCCATCCATTCCGAAGATATACCGCCTGTCCGGTATCGCCTCCTGTATTTTGTTGCCGGTCTGGCATACCATTAACGACAAGTACTTGTCTGTATACGTCATCCTTAGCCACTTGTGTCTGCTCCTGATTAAGTTCAGCAGTCATAAGTTTTACATCTGATTGCACACCTTGACCGGAATCCTTGACCTGTACTGCTCCCAAATCACACATTTCAATAAATTCATCTTTGCTAATCTCGCAGTTTTTGAAAAGCATAAATGCTTGAACAAACTGCTCAATGCCATTCATCCGGTCAGACTGCATTTTATTAATCTGGTCAAGAAGCGTAATCACAATCTCAATGTCGGAGAGCCTATCCGGATTATTCGGATATTCCACAATCGGGATGCCATCAAAGCCATTTATTTTTGTTTCAGTTACTCTCCCGCCTTTGATAACGAAATAATACTCTTCAGAATAGCACTGATAATACTGTTCGTCATTTTCATCTTTCAGAACCTGGATAGAGAGCATATCTGAATCGTCTTTAGCCGAATACACAACAATCGTATTCATCGGATTCGGAATATGAATGCGGAACGGCACAATATCGGTTGGCTTTCCTTTAAGCGCTACCTTGTAGGCAGTTCCAACGGCACTCTGAAAGTTTCCAAGCTTTATATCTCTGGCCTGCCGATGAGCGTCCTTCATATAATCATTCAGTTTATCCACAGCATCATTGATTATCTTATCTGTTTTCCTGCTGACATACTGTATCGGCTCCCCATATGTTTGACTGGTGCTGAAGCGAACAATCTCAAGCGCATGATTCTCACACGCCCTGTTATTGATGTCCGGCCTCACCTTCTTTTCCCGATAATGAATTGGCTGGTCGCCCTTATAGTAATCATAAAGATACCGTATCGCTGGCCGATTGTAATTTAAAACAGAAATAGCTTTACCGACAACGCCAACGACATTTTCTTTGGTAATTCTATCGACATTCGTATATGCAATTTTTCTACCAAAATGCCCCTGGCATAAATCTATAAAACTACTTTTGTTCATTCACTTTCACCTTCTCTGGCCAAAAAGTAATTCCACTAGAAGATTTCCTATCCTTTAGTGGTGTGTGTCTAGTTTTCCAGATTACTTTTTCTTTCTCATCATGTGATTTCTGTTTGTTATTTTCCATAATTTTTCCCACGAAAAAACACCCGGAGTTATCCAGGTGCTATACACAGTTTCTTCATTATAAATTCTACCACAGATTTTTATGAAATTTATGAAAGTTGCTTTTACAGTCAATATTTTTTAATCAGGCCCTATACGCATTACGCCAAAAAGTATAATATAGCAATTTAGGTGACAAGCTTCTCATCAGAAACACTATGCTCTGGTCAGGTAAAAATTATGCCGACGATTACAGGACTGAATCTATAATATTTTATTGCAATCCCGTGCAGGGTAATTTAACTACATATAATTATCCTGTTAATGAGACTGGTGTTTTTCGGAGTGTCGTGTGTAATCAATTTATTACGCAGACATACGTCACTATTAATAATGCACTATACCAGCGCATCGCAGCTGATAGCTCGTCGCCGTTTAGCGCCTGGGAGCTTAAATGATTATTTAAGCCCCAAAATGTAGATTGCATTAAGGGTAAATTCTGTATTGACATCAACTTCAATCAATGTTACTGTGCCAGCTGAGTAATTTATGGATAGCAAAACGTTTGCGCAATATCCGTATGATTTACCTGGTATTGCTATGTACCGTGTTTCATTTAAAATATGACTTACTAATGGTACAAGAGTAAAATTAAAAAACATATTACCATTACTTGTCTGCTGTATAATTACCATGATTTCGATAGTTTTATAATTTTTAAATGAAATTCCTGTCATTGTCTTATTATCCATGGATAAAACGGCAAGTTGGGTTCCTGTCCCAATAGATGCTAAATTGCTACTTTTTTAAGATACATATTTGCTCACAGTCAGCGAAACCAAGCTCTGATCAATATGTAACTTCTTAGCCACATCCTTTTGTTTCATTCCATCATGATATAGATACTCAAATACCATCTTATCTCTTGGGTTTTCAATCGACAAAATCAACTCATCAATCTCCACCATCAATTGTTCAAAGAATCTTTTTTCCTGAGCAA